CATCAATATAGCATATAATTTCTTCAACACACGTCGTTGAACTCGATTCATTCCTGACCAATTATAATATCGAGCGCCCCTAGCTAAATAGAGGTATAACATCCAGTCTTGAATATGCTTATCTAGGGCAGTAATATCTCCATCTACCCAAAATATCTCAGGATTATTATAATTCATTTTAACAGCCAAATCATACCAACCTCCATACCAAGGCTTAACACCTATAGTTATAACATCTCCTCGTTCAAAAAGCATACGCTTTTTATGCATCATATCTGATAATATCGTCAGACACAATTCGGGAATAAAAAATTCTCTTCCCTTCACCAAAAATTTATCCAATCCTGAAAATTGTTTAAAAAAATGATAACGAGGCTCGCCTTTTACTTTTGTTATACAATAAGTTTGAAAGCGTGGATCCATTTCCATAGCTAGATCTATCATAAATCTATGTAATTTTCTAGTAGAAGCTTCAAATAGATACACTTTCTTTCCTGATGCCATCACTTTAACAGCAACACCATCACAGTAAAAATTTGACTTTTTCGCATTTATAAAACCCCCAGACGTAAGCATCTTTATCCTATTTATATTTTCCCTAGGCGAATACTGAAAATCTAATTTTCCTATATATTTGTCACTCCGTAACTTGTATTCTAACATCCGCAATGCCGGTGTAATAAAATTTCGTACAGCGGTTAAATATCGTCGATCAGCAGTATCAAAACTAAAATCTTTCATTAAATAAAGGACTTTCTCTTCTCGTGATGTATAAAAATTTGAAGTGAATATTAAACGAGGATACTCTTTACCATTATAATTCACTTTCTTCACCAGAATCTCTTCTATAGACGTATGAACTCTACATAAAGCTCGTAACGATCCCGGCGGAAATTTAGAACATTGATTTTGCTCAATATAAGCATCCACTTTCCTAGTTAAATCTGGTACAAATCGTGCTAAATTAACACTACCAGGAACTAGTGGATTCTTTTGATTAGTCAAAGCATTAAGTCTAACCGTAGACTTCGGGACATAATACTCAATAAACCACTGATAAAACATTTTCT